TTAATTGCTTGATAAAATTCCACCAATAACTCCAATAGTAAACCATACATACCATTTTTTATACCAGGGTTCTGGTATATCAATTTCGGCACTCTTAATATCGTTTACTTGAATGTAAGGGTTGCTGTTGGTAATATCAGTGGTGATAGTCTGTCTGCCCAAAAGCCATTTCCTTTTTATTCCGGTAATAACTGCTGTTGTATTTGATATAGTAAGGCTATCTATAATAATGCCGTTTTCATTTGAATAGTAATTGAAGCTATACCACTTATTTACTCTACTGCCTGAACGCTCAAACTCGCAGGGTATCATTTCAGTATATTTCACTTTTACTGTATCAATCCGGGTAACAGTTTTATATTTTAAAACAGATTTGACCTTTGCAAATTCAGATGCCAGTGCTTTCAGGGTATTATCTTTTTTTATAATGATTTCCTTTAATTGCTTTTCCGTAAGCTGTAAAGTTTTTATACTGGCTGTTTGTGTACCCAAAGCATTTTTATAGTACCTCACCGTATCCGTAAGGGCATCAAGGTTAGTATTACTAGTGCTTTTCCAGTAGGAGCATTTTTGCACAGATGAAACTAAAAGTATTACCAGCAATGTTATAGTTATGGATTGGGTATATTTTTTCATTGATCTAATACCTTAGGATGTACAAATAATGCTACTGACGTATTTCGGGTACGGCTCATAACCTGCCCCCCGTTGCTGTCATTGCCTATGGCTGTATTACCCTCAACTGTGTAAAACTCACCTTTGCCTTTATCTTTCCAGCCATTGAATATGCCAACGTGGTCGTGACGCTTATCTTTATTCCAGTCGAAAAAAACAAGGTCGCCCACCTGTGGAGTTGTGGTAATTTCACCTGTTTTTTTAAAATGTGCAACTGCTGTCTGGCATCCGGCAAAGCCTTTAGTAAAGCCTATATTGCCTAAAGGCACACCAGCTTTAGCATATACCCAACTGCAAAATATACCGCACCAGGCTACACCATTTAACCCAAACCACTTTCCGTATTTTGTTTTATTGCTGTTTTTAGGGACTTCAGTTGTACCAACTTCAGCTAAAGCAATTTGTATAACCTTTAGGCATTTCATACAAATTTATTTAGTCAAATCAGTCAAATCTTTCTTGAGGTTTTTCGACTCTTTTATAAACTTTCTTATTTGATTATAGATGTTTATTTTTTGTGCGGCTTCAATATTTTCTTTGATAGAAACGAGTTCTATAAATATTAATGTTATAGCCATAACTTTTGTGAAGAAATACTTTATACTAAACCAAAGTTCAAAAAATTCAGAAAGGATAAATACATCCATTATGAATAGCATGATTATAACTGTTTCGTAAATAAATGCTTTTGAAACTAATCCTCGTAGTTTCTTACTGATTATCGGCTCATTTAATTTTTTAGCTTTGTATATGCCTGTAAGAGTATCTACTATAATTGTAACTGCAATAGCAATCAAGATTCCTTGAATCGGTATAAAAAATGCAAAAAGCGAAATTAAAAAAGATTGAAAAAATTTCATGTTGACGTATTTTCGGAAATCTTTTCAATTTTATGTAGGCCCTCAAAATCTTTAAAGTGTTTTAAAGCATCAGATTTATTTAATAACATATAATTGTTGCTTATTACTTCTCCTCCGGTGTATTCTGAAGCTGTTATTATTTGTCTGGCAGTTGCATCATCATTAACATAATAAGTTATCAGATAGGTTTTATCGTCCATGAATGAGCGTATTGATTGATTAATACATAAATCTTTTCCATTTGATTAACCGGGCTGCCGTTGTTGCTGCCTTGTACATATCCAGACGGAGCCTGATATGTTCCTGATGGTCGCCATGAGTTTGCTGGTAAGCTTGCTGAATATGTTATTATATTCATTTGCCTGAATTGTGTGTTACCGATATTTATTGAAGCATTTTCTATGACGAAATTATAAACACTATCTACAAAATTATCCATTGAGTCTAATGTTTCGAAAGATGCATGGCAATCAAAAGTTTTCAACTTTTTTAAAGCAGTAAACCATGAAGGCCACATCATTGACATTTTCTGTTGCCACTGAATGTTGATTTTTTCCAAATTATCTGCACCTGAAAAGTCCCCCCAGTCAGTTAAATTATAGCTGCCATTGCTTACACCATAATTATAAGAGCCGTAAATACTTAAGCTTTTTAAATTTTTCATTTGTCCTATAAAAGATGGCGGCGCACCATTATTCCATCTTCCATAGGCAATATTTATTTCAGTAACAGAGTAATCATCGTAATCTAGAATAATATTTTTAGATATTGAAGTGCTTCCCCAAGTTCTCATATTTAAAATCTTATTTGATGAAGGTACCTCCTGTATGTATCTCTTTATTTGAGTAACTGGGAAACTTATTAGTTCCTGAATATTAAAATTATTGAAGTTTACGAGCTGGGAGAGATCATCAGGAAATTGAAAATTATTACTTGTGTTTGTTCCATTTTCAATACCCATTTCGAATCTTTGGAGTTTAGTAAATTCAGAAAATGTGGCAGGTAATTTATAATTCATTCCTACTCTATTTAAAACTAATTGCTCAAGCGTTTTTTTAAAAATTCCAATACCATTTTCAAAATCAGATAATGTTGGTAATAAAATGTAACCACTTAAATTTAATGTCCTTATGGGACTATTCCTGATCCAAAGAGGTATTTCATTAATTGAAAATCCTAATGATGATAGAAATACAATTTCTATTAATGTTCTTACAGCAGCATTTTCAAAACTTGAAGCATTATATATATAAGCTATTTGCAAGTTTTTTAAATTTCTTAATTTAGCTAGACTTGGAATTTCACCCAACAAAGTACAGTCAGATATAATAATAGTTTTAATAAAATTCCTATTTTCAAATTTTATTAAAATATCCCTTTCCTGTGGGTAGTGGTGGTCTACTGTGTTTATTTTAGAAGTATCTACTAAATCCTGATAAAAATGTAATCCATATTCTTCTCCCCCCATCCCGTCGTTAGGCATAACGCCTATATTGCCACCAGAAGCAATATTTTCAGGTGTATTAGTATATGTGTTAACTTGAAATCTAATGACGCGCATAGCAGTACTAGGTTTTCTAAAAGGATATTCATGCCACCCTGTTCCGTCCTGATAGTCTATATAAATTTTATTGTCTATATAATCCTCAGAATATATTTCAATATAACTTGTTCTGCTCGTATTTGGATCTGCCCTTGTTGGAAAGAATGTACCATGAACTCTGAATTTAAATATAGCTTCATCTTCAGGAACTATAGTTGGAATGTAACCTTCCTGACTATTTATTGAGTTATCTGTTCTTTGAATCATAATTTATTCTAATGGTAAATCTACTCCTTCAATTGTAAACCAGGAAACATCAGTATTATCATATTTATAGTAAACTTTTTTAGGATTAAGCATGCCACATCTGATTTCAGTACCACGGATGTATCCATTTTCTTGGCTGTACCCCCCAATTGTAATCAATTCAGATATACTGTCATAAGGCGTAACAGTATTATCAAAAATTATAAATTCTTTAAGTTCCATTGTTTCAGGTAACCCTTCGGAATTCAATGTTACAGCACTTAACTTTGAAGGTGAAGCAGGGGAATTTAATTTAAGATTTAAAATATTCTTTATTTTTCCTAGCCCTTCAATCAATGTATCTGTTGAAAGGATGTCACCCGCCAATGTCGTTAAACCCGTTAATAGAGAACCTAAAACACGTGGCATAGAAAAGTACTTGTTATTTGGGCCTTCACCAATACTATCTGTATTTAAAAGTACTTCACCTGTTTGTCCATTGACGCTTAATACATCTCCTGAACTTGCAGTAGTAACCCATTTATTATCCGTGTTGTCCCAAATAGCTCTTTTAGCATCTGTGCCTTCTCCTGAATCAATTGTTGCATACTGACCTGGTAGTCCCAATGGAAATGTTGCTTCAAGTTCGGAAACTGTAGGGTATACTCCTATAAAATAGTTTTGTAAATTATCAAGTTTGCTTTTATAGGAATCAGAAAAATCATTGGCAGAAAGGCCCTTCCCTGTTTCTTTGTCTACTTTATTGCCAAGAGCCGGAACTGTAGGTAAATCAGCAGTACCGCCCAAATCGCCATTAAGTTTTAAAATACCTTTTTGCAATGGGCTAGCGTCAGGATATAATATACCGTCTTCATTTAATGATGACCTATAATATAATAGGGCAATTAAAGCTTCCTGTAGTGCTACAGCATTATTAAATGTTAAACCATTAACTATAAAATTTGAATAATTATTAAGAGGTACTAATATATCTTTACGGTCGTAGCAATTAAAAATTTCAATTTTATTATCAACTACCCTTGTAACATAATTTTTAAGATAGGATATACCATTAATTTTAAATGTAGTAATATCAGCAGAATTGATAATAATCATCGTCAACTTAATTTAGTAAATCTTAAATTTCCCATTGATGTGTTACAATGAACAAATTCAGGGTTTTTAGTCCTCTTCAGGTAGTTCTTTACGTTGCTCCAGATTTGGAAAGCAGCTTCTCTGTTTAAAGAATAAATTGTTTTTTTGACTGAATTTTCAGCAGGTTTACTATCATTGCTACTTATTTTTTGCACAACAGAGAAAGGGGTATCAATAGCAGAGGAAAAAAGCATGTATCTTGCATAAGCGAAATAGCAGATTACCATTTTAAGTCCATAGTTTGTATAGCTTATACCATCATTCTCATAAATTCCCCCATCTAAAAGTTCTGTAAAGTCTTCAGGAGATGTTAGGATGGAATTAAAAAGATTTTCACCCAGCAAAGGCTGTATATCCAAAAGCTGGGCATCTAATATCATTTCATTAAGCTTATCATCTTTAGAGGTCTTAGAAATTTGACGGTATTTTGCTATGTCATTCCGGGTTACTAAGGGTTGCATCGTCAATTAGTTTAAGTGGTTCTACTTTAAGGCTTCCGTAATCCTGCGATTTTTCCAGTAATTGATTTATGATGGTAGTAAGTAAAGCACGTTCTTTAGATGTGTTTTCCCAGTACATTCGTTTCATTTCCCTTATTGCTTCACCTGAATTGCCAAAAAGAGATGTATCATTTGTTTTAATCAGTCCGGATGGTAAATTGTTGAATGCTACTAGAATATTTTCACGTACGCTGCCTTCGGTATAGCTAAAAAGTTCATCATCAATCTTGCTTTCAATTTGCTTTATCAGTATTGCATCATCAAGTTTTTCGCCGGCAAAATCCATTTCAAGACATAAAACACCCCCTGTGTTTTCCGCACCTAAACTTTCCTTGATTGCCCTTTGAAACTCTTCGCGTTCATTTTCCGCATCAATTAAAGCTTTGCCGTTTAAGCCTTCCCCAACTAACGGTCGCGTAACTACAAGTGTATTACCAAAGAATCCTTTTCTTAAAAGGCGGTTTTTGTATGTTGCTGCCTGAGCTTCACTATCACAATCGTCTGCAACAGAATCAATGCGCGAAAGAGGATAAATAAGTTTAGTGTCCATATTAATGAACAAAACCTGGCCTTTATAATTTTCCCAGCCTCCTGCCTTTTCAACCTGGGCATCAATAATTTTTTTTCGTGGATTAAATACATCAATCAATTGAATACCTGATCTTTTAGCATTAAGCCACTCCTTACATACAGCTATTTTACCGGCATAATCGTTGCTGTCTGTTTTTCCTATCCTGCACCATTCATAAGGGAGTACACTAAAATCAGATATTTTATATAATGCATTCCAGTTAACATGTATAAACACACCTCGTTGTTTTACAATATCATCTGCTACATCGTCAGCAAAATCAATGAGTTTGAGATTTTTATTTTTATTTACAACTACATTATTATTCTTTTCACCATAACCTTTACCAATTAGGTACTGAACCATAATAGCAGCAGCTGATTTTGCCGTAACACTGTTATTGATAAGCCTATCCATCCTTTCGGGATAGGCATTGTCAGTATCATTGGCAAAAATATCTGCCGATTTACTCCACGGAGTTAATCTTTTCCACACATCAATTAAAAGGGTCTTCATTCTTCGGTGGTGCTTTCCAAATTCTCTGAAGGGTATTTCATTTTCACAGATTGTTTTTTAGTTACAGATGATATAGCTTTCTTTTTTTTGCCGGGACTTAATTTTTCTTCTTTGGGAAGGATAGAAAAATAACGTTCTCCATTTTTATGCTTCAAGAGTATATGTGCATACTCATCTGTTAGCGTTGCATTATTCACCAATATTGGAGAACCAAATTCCAATGGTATATTTTCATATTTGGCGTGAAGCCTGTATTTTGATGTATTTGCCATTTCTATATAATGATTTTTATACCTATTTAAACAGGTGGTTAAACATTTTGGACAACCGGGATTGACCTTTTCATTAAAAATTGAAGTATACTCCTGCAAAAAAAGCTGGAGATACCTTACACCATCACCCCGTTTACCGTGGGTGATGGTGCCGATATCCATTTTGGCAAAATCCATTTACTATATTTCAGCCTGAGCAAACTTATTCTCAAAAGCTGTTTTAGTGGCAGTATAATCTACATCAAGCAGCGTTTTTGGTATACTAGTTTCCTCAAAACCATCAGCAGAAGAAAGTTCAAACATTATCATGTTGTCATTTTCTTTGGAGTTGTTTGTCATTGTGGTAATTTCAAGGCCGGAAGAAAGTCCTAATATTTCAAAAGCATCTTTACTTTCGGCTCCTTTCCATACCTGTTCTACTATAGCTACATATTTAGCACCTTTGGCCAAATTACCTGCCTGCTGTTTATTTTGGGCACTCGGATTAAATATAACCCCGCTAAATGTGTGCTTGAACTTATCAGGTGCATTTTCTTTTTTAACAAGTTCCCATGCTTTACCATTAGCTTGTTTTACTCCTGTAAGCATATAACCTTTTTTACCAGCTTTAAGAGTAAAATCGGTTACAATCATTTCATTGGTTTCATTGTAAGTTATTGATGTAATATCAATATCTTCTTTATTGATAAGTAATACATTCTGCTCTATACCACCTATTGGTGCATTAGTACAATCAAATAATATATCCTGAGTTAAATTTCCTGTGCAATCTACTGGCATTTTTTTAGAGTAAAAATTCAAATATTATTATTCGCATTTTAAATTAGCAAGCTAGGACTGTCATGTAAGCCTCAAGATGTTTGGCATCTATTGTATATGCAGCATCCATGATATTTGTTTTTAACGTTTTATCGTAAAAAACATCAAGTTTTGTAAGGTCTTCTTCGCTTAAAGTACCAAGTGGTATATTGCTTTTTGTAGTAAGTACAGCCCTGTGTGGCAGGTGATATTTTATACTGTTGTCCTGATATGATTTAATATACCTGTCCCAGTCATAGCGAATTTTAACTTCAATTCCATCAAAGTATAATTTTGGCCTGCCTTCTTCAACAACTTCAAGGAAACCTGAACCCAAATTCTTATTTCTTAGGGTAGCGCGATAATTATCCGCAAGGGAGCGTGTTGCAAGTATAAAAGCATCATCGGCAGAAACAAGTCGCTCATCTGCAGAGGTAACCATTTTTTCAAAAATTGCTAATGCGGCATCTTCTTCAAGAGCCTGGTTTGCATAACTGGCACCTGCGTTAGCGTCAATGGCAACTCTGTTTGATGCATTTACAGGCACTTCAGCTAAAATCTGCTTAAACAATCCATCAAATGAGTTGAAATAATCCAAGTCTGTGCCATTTGTAAATACACCACCATTTTCAATAGTTTTAGCAGTAATATCATTAAACCATACTTTACGATGGATGTTTTCCAACAACGAAGTTTCTACTGCTGAAATAATAACACCAAACTCCTGAGAGCCTACAACATCGAAAAAATCAGGGTTAATGCGTTGCGATTTCCTGAAAAGTTTTAAAAGTGCAGGCATATCATTTTGGCAATGTTTTAGCCTAAAGTCTTCCAGTACCGGAGTCCAGAATTTCTCTGTTAAGGCAAATCCGCCGGCTTCATTTGGTGTACATCCTTCACTTTTTTTACCAAGCAGTCCAAGCCTTTCTGCAAAAGCGATTTGTGTTTTTACATCAATTCCGGTCTCAATTTCATGATATTCAGCAAGGTCGCTGTCATTAAAAACCCTTTCAAAAATTACCTCACTTACCGTTTCGGCCTCGCGGGCATTTAATGTTAAAGCGTCAGCGTTAATAAGTGCCATTTACTTCCTGTTTTTATTTTGCAAATATTGCTTCATGCCGGAAAGCCTGTCAGACTCGCCCGGCTTGCGTACAGAAGCTTTTTTACCGTCAAGAGTATAACGGCTTCCAACCTGTCTTTTTAAAGCCATTACTTCACTTTTAATGATGCTAAGCTGGCGTTTTAATGCTTTATTTTCTGCACGCAGGGCAGCGGGAGCACTTTCTTCTTCCGGTTCAATAATTTCTGTAAGCTCTCCGGCAGTAAATATATAGGTATAACCATCAGGCATAAGGTATTCTCCTTCAGCCGGCATACCATCTACAGTTGCCATTGCGCCAACCTCTATTATTGCATCATCGGGCAAATCAGTGAAATCTATCTCAATTCCGGTTGCATCCTGTACAACCTTGTTAAAAATATGGGCATTTTTAAACTTGCCCATTACACGGGTAAAAAGGCTTTCCATCCAGTGCCTGTCCCTTTCTGTAAATGTTCCTCTCATAGTAAAATTTGGGTTAATAAATGCTTTTGCTACTGCTTTTACTGGCTGCGAAGCGGTTGTAAAGCCTAATGCGCTTAACTGGTTTGGTGTTAGCCAGGTTTCATTTTTTAGTAATGGCACTATTGCCTGCTCCTGAACGCTGAGCACTTTTTTATAAAAGCCAACCATTTTTTTTTCAATTACACGCAATTGCCCGGCAAACTGTTCCAGTTCATCAGCTGTGCCCATAGAGCCACCCCATGGAAGGTGAATCATAAACTGTGTGTTTTCTTTTATCAGCCTTTTTTTGCCTGCCATGAAAATTACTGTGGCAATACTGGCAACTATACCGCTGCCAATTGTAGTTAAAGGCTTTCCTAAGGAGCAGAGGTAATGATAAATATCAAAACCGGTATCTACCAGGCCGCCTTCAGAGTTTATATGCACATTATAGGCTGTTGCCTTGGGCTGCTTTTTCACCTGACTGATCACATCTGCAAGGCTTATACCTGTAACACCGTCAAATGTGCCTATCTGGCCGGAGATATAAATGTTTCCTGTCATCCATACAGAATGATGAAATATTTAATGAGATTGAAGTTTAAAGTATTTCAGCCTTTGCTGATAATCAATTGTGAAGTATTAAAAATAACAGCGCTGTTGTTGTAATTTTACAGTACAAAGGTACGGTGATATTTTCATGTTTTACTGAAATTGTATTTTCAGTTTATTTATTTTCCATAAAGGCTATAACGTTAAATATAGTTCGTTCGGTAACTTTATATTTTTCTGCTGTAATTCCCGCAGCACTGGTTTTTTTAGGTTTGTTAAAGTATTTCTTCTGGTATTCCATTTCCTCCACATAAGCTTCATAATAAACTTTCCAGTCCAGTATATGTATTGGGATTAAACCCTTATTGATTAGCTTCATAAAAGCTTCGCCAAGGCTTATTATAGTTTCATAACGGTTCATTACCATTTATTTTCAGGGCAAATATCATTAGACCGTATTTTAGCTGATAGCGGGCACCCGCATGAATTGCAGTATGCTCCTTCAATTTCCTTCAAAGAATCTTTTATAAATGCTAATAGCTTTCCCTGTTTTGCATTAGGACAAGTTGCACAAACTTCGGCTCTATCCGTTGCCAGCTTTTCGGTTACCTCACTTTTGGAAATAAAGTTTTTCCACCCTGTTATAATATTTTTTACATTTAAGTTATTCACCATATATAAAGTTTAAAAATTGGCCATTTCCCTTACTGAAACATAACTGTTGCCTTGGGTAACAATGTCTTCTACCGATACAACAGGGGCGGGCAGGGTACGGTTGGCTTCGGCTATTTTAAATGCCAGTTCATCTGCATTAAGCCTGGGTGTTGCAATTTCGCGCGATACAATACCACCGCTTGCAAAATAATTTGGGGCAGAACCTGCACCTGAAGGGAATGCATTATTAAAAGCCATAAAGTGACGTGCTGCATTACGGTTCATAACCCCAATAAGCTCTCCCTGTTCAGCTTCAAAAGCTGTACCGTCTTCGCCTGTAAACATAGTTCCCCCCGCAAAATGCCTGTTGCCGCCAATATTGAACAATGCTCCTTTTTCTGCTTTTGGTGTTTTTGTAGCAGTTATATTTTTAACTGCCGCAAATCCGGTAGCTGAAGCTGCTGCAACGGCTGGTATTGCCGCAGGGAACCCTAATTTAACCCCTGCAGTAATTCCTAAATAGGTATTAATTAAGGCTTGGGCTAGTGCCGCTGCTTTTCCAGCGGCACTTTCTTTACCCAATAATTCTGATATAGAGCCCAGAGTGTCAGCTGCCATTTTTGCTTTAGCTTTATCTGCTTCTTCTTCAATTTTCTTTTTGGCATTTATATGTTTTTTCTCGATAAGCGTGGTATCTGCACCTGTTTTTTCAGCTGCTGCCAGTTCTGCTTCATATCTTTGCTGCTCCCTTAAAATCTGTAAATCAAATTCATTTGTAAATTTCTCTTCGTCAAGTATCCGTTGGTTTTCCAGGTCAATAGCCTGTTGTCCTTTTTTTGCTTCCTCTCTTTTATTTTTTGCCTCCTCATTTTTCGCCTCATTATTCTCCCGGAGCTCAGTAACCGCAGTATTATATTCATCTTCGCTGATTAAGCCTTGGTCTTTTCTAAGTTTCTGAAATTGAATTTCTTTGTTTAAAAGGTCGTTATTTTCAGCAATTTTAGTATTGAGTTTTTCTTCAGTAAAGAAAGTATCGTCTTCTTTTTTCTTTTCGATAGCTTTCTTATAATTATTTAATTCTTTTTCAGCCTCTGCTACTGTAGCTTCGGCCTGTTTTTTTAAAAACTCTTCAGAGATATTTAGTTTATCTGTTTCATACTTTGTTTTAGATATTTTTCCTGCCTTGTATTCTTGCTCTAAGAGCGCTAATCTTTTTTGTGAAAGTTGTTCTTCAAAAACAAGTTGCTCCTGTAAAGTTTTTTGTTTATAACCTTGTTGGGCAATGAATAGGTCTATTTCTTCTTTATTTTTTTGTATAGCATCATCAACTGATTTTTGTCTATTAGCTGTTTGCTCGTCATGCGCCGCTTTGTTTAATTCACGAATTTTATTATGCTGTGTTTTTACTGTTTGAGCTAGTTCGGCATTGGTTTCTATTAGTTTAGCTTTAAGTTCTGCAAGTTGATTTTTCTCTTCATCAGTAGCACTTTTAACAGACATTTTAGTTTCTAATAATTGAATTTCACTTTTTAACCTGTCTGTTGCCAGTTTATTTATTTCTTGTGCTGTAGTTATACTATTTTTTGCTGCCGCTTCTCTTTCAGCATATGTTTTATTGGTGTCATCGGCTATTGAATTTTGCTCTTGAAGTAATTGTTTTTGCTTTGCATTATTTTCTATAAATGAAGCCTCACCTTTCTCTAGTTTCTTTTGCAACTCATCTATTTTTTGTCCTTTTTTATAACTTTCATCTAAATATTTTCCTGTTTCATTTGCTACATTTTTTATTTTTCCTATTACATCTTCTACACCTGTTGCTGCCTGAAGGGTTCCATCTGCAACTTTTTTAAAGTCAAGTGTTATCAAGCCTTCTAAAATTTTTCCAAAAGCGGTAAAACGATTAATAAGATTTTGCTTAACAAACTCATATAAATCATTTAAAGCTTTTTTTGGATGTGTAAATGCCTCAAAAAGATTTTTACCTACTTTTTGAAATAATGTTGTTAATGCTTGGAATACTGTTTGTAGAGGCCGGGTAATAGCAGTTACTTTGTCGATGCCTTCTTGTGTTGAGGTAAGGTAGGATACAAGTGCCCCAAGCACCAATCCTATTGCAGCAACTACTGCACCTATAGGGGTGGCTATAAAAGCAATGCTCGCTCTTGTCATTCCAATTACACCGGTGGTAATACCTTTTAGGCCTGTAGATAATAAAGGCATTACACCACCTGCTTCCTGAGCTCTTGATATGAAACCTGTTATACCTCCATTAAAAATATTAATCTGATCAAAAGAATCTTTTACCTGTTTTTTGTAATCATCAAGTGTTGTAACAACCCCTTCCTGAACTTTTTTATTTTCAGAAAGCCATTTAGTATTTTCCTTTATTTTGTTGTTTATCGAGTCAAGGGATGATTGATAATTTTTGTTGTGGGTATTTAAATTTCTTCGTATTTCAACAAGCTCCTCATTATTTTTAATATAATCATTTTCAGTATTTTTTGTTTTTAATAAAGCAGTTTGTAATGACTGTTGTTGTGTTGTTAAAATGTTATTTTGCTTTATTTGTGAGTCATGCACTGTTGTTAAGTCACTATATGTTTTTTTAAGTTCATCTAATGTTTTTGTGAGTTCATTTATTTTAGCTTTTGTTTGCTCCAAGGCAGCTGAAATGCTACTTACATCCAAATCAAGTTCAGCCAGTATAATTTTTTCTTTTGCCATTATTCCATTACGGTTAAATTTAAAATATTGCTTTTCAGAATAATATTGGTGTTAACGGCATGCTTAACATGTAACTGAATATTATAAGTACCTTTGTTTTGATAATAAAGTTTGTATTGATAATTTGATAGTACTTTAATATCACCTTCCGGGGCTATTAAATGGAAAGTATAGCTGTTTTGATTGTATAATGAGGAAAGCCATACAGTAACCGCTTCTCCTGCTGTAATGGTTTGTTCGGTAATGCCAAAGCCAAAATCAATAAGGGGTGGAGTATATATTATATCATTTATCATATCTCTATAGTTTCTGTAAGTGGTATTGTTAATGAAACTTCATTTGAATATGCATCCCCTGCCAATAAACGTATTTTAAAGTTTCCTGTTGGGGTGAAGCTGAAATGCCTGGGGCTTATATTATTATAAGGCCAGTTTGACCATGTGTTGCCATTATAACCATAAACCTGCAATGTTACACTTTGTACCTCCGTGTTAAGATTATAGTATACTGCGATAGAATACCCATTATTTGATGGCAGTATTCTATATATTCTTATAGAAGGTTCCGGTAATGTAGGGGCTGCCCTTAAAATACTTATCATTTCGCATTTAGTAGGTTTTCCCGGTATATAATTATTTATTTTGTTCATCAGGAAATAGGACGACAGTTGCTTTATATAATATAATTTGCTGAAATCAAAATTTACAATATCAGTATCCTTGAGCCAAAACTCTATTGTAACCACTTTAGATGCGTTCAGCATTAGTCTCAAAGGGTTATAATATTGCTGGATAATATCAAAAAATGATAATTTTGAAAAACTCTCAATGTAATAGTTTGACACAGCAGTACTGTCATTCAAGTATTCAGAATACAGCGAAATATTACGTGTTTGAGGCATTGCTTTCAGGAAATAATATCTCTTGTCAAGTGATTTATAAGTTATCCGGCTTTCATTTTCGCCTGATTGCTCTTCTAATTCCTTTTCCCATAGTTTATAAACTCTTGACTGCCCGTTTAGGAATTGGGTTGTATATTTTTCAGGACTATATATTTTTGATTTAATTAGATCCTTTTTTTCTTCAAGATTTACATTGGGAACTTCTAAATAAAAATCGTTGAAGGAACTTTCTTTGTCATTATAATTATACCTGAACCAGTTTTTTTGTGCATAGCTTCCATAAACATATTTTTCATTTTTTTTGCTTATAAATTTATCACTCCAGTCAGCATTATCAGCATTTTGAAGTGTTTCTGCAAGTGTAAGAAAAGTATAGTGATTAGAATATTTGTCTTTTAAAATTGTAAGTCCGAAACGGTGCACAACTTCTTTCAAAAAGTCTTTAACAGCAAATTCACTAAGAGCCTCCTGAAAATCATACGCACTTTCATTAACCTTTACTATCCGGATTATGGCTTTATTCTTTGAAACGTGAAAGTTTGTTTTTATTTTTTTTATAACAACGCAAAAAGTATCATTGCTATCCGCATCAAATGTATATGAAGCTTGCGTAATTTCTTCCTGCATTCTTTGGTACTCCTTAATATATGCATACAATGGAACACTATAAGGATTATTGATGCCGTTGGCATTTTTTCCTAAAATTATCCTGTAGTCCCGGTCACTATTTATTTTTCCGGTAACTTCAATCCGGTATTTGCCAGATGTTTTAAATTTAATGTGCCTGTGTTTTTGCTGTGGATAGATGTAATTACTGTTTAAAGCAGAAGTGGACATAGTGGTTAAAAAATACCCGGGATGGAAATTACTTGCACCCACATCAGTATCATCAGCCAAAAAAACTTCTTCTTCAGATTCTCCATTGTCAACACCCTTAGGAAAAGTCATCCACAGGTTGTTAAAATCTTCTGTGTCAAATACAGATCCTGAATAGGTAAATCCATTTTTCTCAAAAATCCTGTCCCAAATGTATCTTACGTTTACAGAGGGCACGAGATAGTCAATATTTACCTCATTATTTGCAGTATTACCTGTTTTACCGTTATAATCAGCAAGTATATAGCGGTATTTTAAATTACCGGATGCACTCCATGAGTTTTTAACTGTAGCTATATTTTTGGTATGTATTATGTCAGACAGGTCAATTTCAGAAAGCGATTGGTTTTCAATCTTTTTAAAAAGTTCAATAATGCCATCATATACCGTTATATCAAAGTTATCACCGTTGTCGGAAACAACTGCACGGCCATTGTAAATAAAACACTCCCCGTTATCGCTGTAAAGGCTGCAGAGATTTTCCTGATACGGAACAGGTGATGTATTTCCTGTTAACGACAGGAACTGCATTATCCTTAAATTACCCGCAGTTTTTGGCACTTTAAATTTATTGGTATAATTCGCCTGCCTGTTTTCAAGGCTGTTAAGGTCGTTTACCTGTTTTGTCTGGGCTATGGTTTGTTCCGGGTCCAGGTCAACTTGCTGCCCGTTTATATATAAAATAAGTCCCACCGCATAGGTTTGTAGTCAAATATTATAAAGTTTGGGTATATCTTGCAGGAAGTTCAATATCAAAAGAAAAGTTATTTAATGGTTGTTTGGCATTTTTAATACGTGCATTTCCTGATTTTAATGATACTTCTATCCAGTCTCTGTAGCTGCTTTGTGCAAAAGGCTTACCTGTAAACATATACACTTTAGGACTGTCCAGTATGCCTTGAAGTACATTTGTTTCCTCCTCGGTTAAGAGTTCTGCTATTATTTTCATAGTGTCCTGGCTTTCCTTGCCTATTTGTATTGCCCTGCTGAAAGTATCTTCAAGGTTTGCATTGTCCCTGCTTAGCTCTCCCAACTGTTTAGCGCTCCTGTCAATGGTATATGTGTTTTCAAAAAGCCAGTAATTATAGCAGCCATACCTGTTAAGCCATTTAAGATATATGCCGCATTGGTATGGAATTTTTTCCAGTAACAGGAATTTGTCATTTTCACCTTCCTCTCCTGAATTTATAATACTAAGTTTATTATATCCTTCCACTAAAGGTAAAAGGTCTTCCAAACTCTCATCTGTCCTGCCGTCAGAAAGATAAATGCGGCTTACATTACCGGGCAGTACAAAAGTTTGGCTTAACGCATTGGTATTATTTTTTATCGTTAAGCTGTTATTGTTGCTATACACAGGAATATCAAAAGGATATCCCTGCCAGTATTTTAAATAATAATGATTGGCAGTATACTTTTCAAATGGTGTAAGCAGGTAGGTTCCATTAACAGCGAAGTAATTATAATCAGCAAGCTGTTCGGCACCTGCCAGCCATTTCATGGTAAAGCTTTGCTCTTCATATTCGGTTTCCGAAAACCATATTTTAAAACCTACATCAGTAATAAGCAATGTACCTGGTGTAGCATCATATATAAAACTTTGCGGATGGGGTGTTTGCAGGTTGGTATGCAAAACATCTTCAAAGTTCCGGGTATTTATACAGGCTGAAACATAATCTTTAAAGTTTATAAAAAATTTTCCGGTTGGAGCAGGGTAAAGGCGCAGGGAAAATTCCTGCCCCTGAAATGAAACATCGCAATATGCCGGTGTGTTTTCCGATGTGCTGTAAAACTCTGCCACATCATTATTATAAGCCATCCTGAGTTTGCCGGTATCTAAAGGCCTGGTAAATGTTATCATGCTGCAATCTTTTTTAAATAGTCAATTATTTCAAAAGAAATATTAAAAAGTACTTCGTCTCCGGCCCTGTCGGCTATTAGCTGGAGCCTTTCAGGCGTTATAACTGCTGTAATAATGCTTTCGCCGCTATTATCTTTGGGCTTCCAGCCCTCCATTCCTATTTTTCTTGCAATAAGGTAAGCAAGGCTGCCAATGCTTATTTTTTTGGCAGCCTGGGCTGCAATACCCTTGTTTAAAACCCATTCTTCTATTGCGGCAGAGGGGGGCTGCTTTCCGGGTTCACGGCCGTATATATAATTAGCGGCCGTAAGTTGCGCTTTAGTGCCTGATACAGATGCTTCAACAGTTTGCGGCCAGTCTGAGGGGTTTGCTGCCTCATTATATTTTGCAATGAGTTCCTGTTTTAAATTTTCAAATTCAACTGTTAAAATACTTTTGATACTCTCAACCATGGCATACAGGTATATTAACTTTATAAGAACACAGTAAACCGTCCATATTGGCATCAAGCGCGTCGGTTACATCTATATTATTCCATTCGTTAATGGTAATCCCCAAGCATGCCAGGCTGTTGCCTAACTCATTAAAAGTAATGAGCAGGGGTTCAATGTTTGTGGTATACTTTGAGGTTTCTTCAGTTCCTGCTTCTTTAAAATAGTGCTGGTCAAAATCACTATGCTTTACCAAAAAAAATTTACCTTCATAATTTACAGCTGTTATTTTTGTGCCGCTATTGTTATACTCGCTTTTGCGGTTGGTATATTCATGAAGCAGGTACACCTTGTTTTCTTCGGCAGAACCATCTAACAGGTTAAGTGCTGCTTTTTTACCATAATGGTACTCCAACTGCTTTTGTGCTGCCAGGTCTTCCAGTATTCTTACAATATCTCTCATAATGATTCCTAAGCAAATATCTTGATGCTATTTCTTATGGAGCTTTTGATACTCCATTTCAACATCGTTTTGTGCTTTTAGCTGCGCTAGCAAGCTGAATATTTCACCGTAGGGTTTTCTGCCCAAATCAAACGGATACTGGCCTGTAAGCTTTGCCAATTGTAATAGCGGTAGTGTATCGCCATAAGGCTTAAGTTTATCGGCACCGGCCATTTTCCATAAATGTTCATCTGTCCCGGTGGCACTAAATACTTTGGCTTCCGTTTTAAGTATGCGTTCAAACTCATTTAAAATAAACTTCCTTGCGGCAAAGTATTCCTTAACACGTGCTTTCCAAAACGCAGCTTCGGGAATATCATAACAAATAATAAAAAGCTCTGCTATCCCTTCCCAACCTGTAATTTTAGGCAGCAGCCTTATACAGTATTTAACATTGGCATAAGGCATTACATTTATATTCATTTGTTTGCCGCTAAAGCTGTTCTTTGGATTAAGGTGTTCCAGTACAGCGTCATACATGAGTGGATTTTCCAGCCTTGTATATTGTTTCAGTGTTATGTTTCTCATACTTAACCTATGCGTATTTTTGCGTTATACGTTTTTCTTAATGCAAACCAGTAACGCATCATAATGCTGTCCCACTCATCGGGGCTGCGGCCAATATGTTCTTTTACCTTTTCTTTGGGTATAATGCCCTGCCTGCCATCTTTATCTATATCCCGCAGTTTAACCTGTTCCATCTCTTCTGTTGTGGACTGTAATACATTATCATTATCGCAAATTTCTCCGGCCAGGCGGTTTACAATCATTTCGGCCATTTTTATTGAGCACTGGCTTTTAAGATTGTCATAATTTGGCTTTATGTATATGTTGCCTTCCCTCATTTCCAGAGGCGATGAATTGTTTACAAAGCCTTTGCATTTTAAAAAATCTACAACACCACCACCTACACCGTCTTCATCAGCAATAACATTAGTGAGCGCTATGCCGAATTTTAACTGTAAATTTTGTGCATGGTTTACCACCTCATCCAGCCCTGATTTTGCAATTTCACTCCTGTAAATACACAGCCACCCGTGCCACACGCGTAAAACTGTTTTATCCCTCCCCTTACGGGCCACATCAATTGTAAGGTATTTTACACCCTCAGGCTTTAAATGTTTCGGATTAAAATAATCGGCAATACTGTCATGGTCTATCAGCGCGGCCGGGTCATCGTCATACTCCCAGTTGCCAAAATACAGCCTTTCCCGGCTGTTCCTGTCCAGCCTTAGCAAAGACTGCAAATAGCCCGGGTGCAGGTGCGGGTTGTCTGTAGGCAGGCTTTGGATGAACTTCCTGTAGCGCGGCAGTTTTGCTTCCCTAAATGGCTTATAAAACTGTTTATAAGCCCAGTTTTTAGAGGGGTTACAACTGCCAAGCATTTTGGGTATCAGCGAATATTCTGCAAGCTTATAGCGTATGCGGCTCTTTACAATTTGCCATGCATGGTAGCTTACCTGGTTACATTCGTCAACAAATGCTCCTGTAATTTCAAGGGAGCCGAGGCTGTCAAAGTTAGGGTCTGACGGATAATGGAACAGGTCTTTTAATAATATTTCACTTCCGTTATTCCATCGGATGCTGTTTTCCTGTACTTTATAATGAAATTGCCGTGTTAATTGCAGTGCTGATGCCAGTTCAAAGAACGTATTTAATGTTGTTTCCTTTAAGTTTTTTAGTTTTGAGCGGCCCAGCAGCCAGCGTGTTCCGGGGTATTTCTGGCACATTTCCATAAGCCAGAGGCACCCCAAGGCACTTTTGCCCCCACCGGCTGCACCGCCGTATAAAACTTCTTCTGTTATGGTGTCCTTAAGGAAAAAAATGGCGTGCTCCTGCTTAATCAAAAGTTTCATTAGCCTCCGGATTTATGCCTGAGCCCAAATTAAGCAGCACATCTTTATGCTGCTCTTCGTTTTCTTCATATTTATCGCTCCATTGCTGCGGATTACGGTTTTTCAGCCAAAACTGCTGGCTCCTGAAATCGGCAGGCACATGTTTCTCCACTTCTACAATTTCTATACGCTCTTTTTCAACACGTTTCCCGTTATCATCATAATAAACCTCTTTGCACTTTATAGCCTGTTTCAGGGTAATAACCCTGTCCAGCGCGGCCTGATATAATGAGGCGGCTACTTCCATATCGGCTGCTTTTTTGCCTTTTATTACAGATTGCGCAAAGTCAGTATGCGATTTTTTCCAGCGGTTAAGTGTGTCCCGGCTAATACCAAAAAAAGAAGCAAGGTCACTATCAGTGGCTCCCAGCAGGCAAAGCTTGTAAGCCTGTGCAGGATATTCATTACGGTAAAGCGGGGGGCGGCCTGCTTTATTTTTTCTGGTTGCCTTATCAGCTATAGGTTTTAAAAGGGCTCCCGCACTTGCTGAGCCTTTTTTCATATAAAGTTTTTTAGCAAATATTGTAGTAGTAGTATTTTATACCCTTACAATGTTATCTATAATTACATTGTTGTATGTGCCTTTTGATCCCGATATGTGGAAATCAAGTTCAGCAACATCGCCGGGAAGTATGTCTTCCAGCAGTTCAATTTTAGTGCCCAATGCCGACGGGTATATAACCCTGCCTGTTTCCTGCTCGAAATGCAGCTGCTGCACTGCCGTGCCCAGTTTGGTTGTTTTTATTTCGCCTACAGCAGTTACAATACCTTTTATTTTAAATTGCATAGCTTTTATGTTTATAGGTTATTTACGGCCGGCTCGGCTGGCTTTACCTTTGCGTTTTGAAAACAAAGCCTATTGGCTATATGATTAAAATCAAGGCTTCCTGCTTCTTTTTTGGTAAGCTTGGTATAAACTACCGCGGGTGCCAGGTTAGCGAGAGCATGAAAAAAATCGGCTGCATTCGCATTGTTCTCCAGTTCGGCCATGCTTATATAATTCTCGCAGTCTTCTTCAAATAGTTCCTGTAGCTGGCCCAGTATCTTTAGTGTGTACTCCTCCTGTTTAGATTCCATATTGTATCGGTTTAATAGTTTGTAACTGGCTCAACTGCCTGTGCTACCAGATTGTTGTACTGAATGCCGCTGTTCTTGGATATTTTTCCCTCAAGTGTTACGGTAACTTCTATTTCATCATTTTCTTTAAAGGCGTCCAAGTCAGCCATGCGCCTTCCTCGAAATTCAACAAATGCTTTTTGCCTGAAGCCCGGCAGCAGGGTTACCACCTTTTTTTCGTGCCCGGCCGTGTTCCTGTACTCAATGCTTTCAATGTTTCCTGTAATTTTCATAGGTATAATTATTAAAGTTAAAAATGGTTACTGTGTTATATTTTTAATAAAATTTTTAAGCTGGCTTAATTCATAGCCTGCACACGCTTTTAGCTGTTTCAACAACTGCCTTTTTTCCTGAAGAAGGGAATGCAGAAAAAGCTGTAGGGAATCAACATCATTTTTTCTCTGAGCTTCACTGCCAAAAATTTTATAAAATGGCAGCTGCTTTACTGCTTCAATTTCTTTTTGGCATTCCTTAATTTTAAGATCGGTTAAGGTTAATTGATGTAAAATTTTCTTCATCATTCTGTTATTTTAAACCTGTTATCACTATTAAAATGCGCTATTACACTTTTTTCCAGTTTGCTGTATTTATAATTAATTCTCGAAATTTTATTGTGAAATACATTTGCAGGTTTCACTCCTTCAGTATGTAGTTCGTTATATAATTTTTTAAGTGCAGCAATAAGTATTTTTTTATTCGACCTGATATTTGTGGCATTTTCCACTTCTTTAGTTGCTCTATAGGATGATAAAAAATGGTTATAAGCTGATTTTATTATTTCTAATTCATTTATTTGGTGCAATATTTTGCTTTTATCAGCCATTTATAATATCTTTGTTAGCAACAGGACAAAATTAAGTGTAATATTTAACATTTCAAAATATATAAATGTTAAATTTTACACTATTGATACTGATGGTTGTATAGTTATTCTTAAAGTGTTGATTTATGGAGGGTTTTGAAATTAAACAGCGTAGGGAGCAGATGGGCCTTACACAAAAAGAATTGGCAGATTTAATTGGTTGCAGCAGGGAAACTATAATTAATTATGAAAAGGGCAGACCTATTCCAAAGTCAAAAAGTGAAATATTGCACAAGGTGTTAGAGCCTGGTAGCGTATATAACAGGATTGTAAGGAATGAATTAATTGTTACAAATGGTGAAGAAGACTTTGAAAATAAAAATGGCAACAAATTTATTGAACTTCCCAATGGGCAATATTATATGCTTATGCCTTTAGCCGAATTTAAAATACAGGCAGGTTTTTTAAGCAATTATCAGGATGCAGATTTTTTAATGGATTTAAGCCAGCATGGTATCCTTGTAGATAAGCCTTTGCAGGGCAGGTATGTGGCCTTTAGGGTAAATGGCGACAGCATGGACGATGGCAGCAGCAATGCCATAACCCGAAACAGTATTGTTTCTACCAGGGAGTTGCAGCGCCACCATTGGCAGGACAAGCTGCGCTACCGTGATTTTCCTTATTGGGTTATTTATACCACGCAAAGTAAAATGCCTTTGCTCAAGGAAATTATTGAACATAATACTGACGAAGGCTATATTATATGCCATTCGCTTAATGACAGCCCGGAGTTTACCGATTTTAAATTAAATCTTAATGATATACAGGCTTTATTTTATGTTATAGATGTTAGCCGTTCAGTTAGCAAAAAAATAAGCTATTAA